GAGATTGCCATGGGCATCGGGGATCGACTGCCAGACCGTGTCCCAGGTCGGGGCCACGGCATCGGGCAGGCCGTTGACGGCGGTGGCGGGTGTGGGGTCGGCCATCACTTGCCTTTCACGCGGGTGAGCAGGTTCGAGGTGTCGGCGAAGCCGCCGGTGTCGACGGTGCCCTGCGCCGCAAGCGGCCGCGACGCATCGGCGCCGCCAAGCTTGACGTTGCCGTCGAGGATGATGTCGGTACCGGAGAGGATGATCTTGGCGCCGCCGGAAACGCTCAACTCCAGCGAGCCATCCTTTTTGAAGAACAGGAGGTGCCCGAACTCGGAATAATATTTGAGCTCGCCCTCTTCCTTATCCTTCGGCCGGTGGTCGGGATGCTCGAAACCGAGAATGACGGCGAGATCGGGATTGCCGCCCGGAATCAGGATGAGGCAGTGTGAGCCCTTCGGCGGGTGGTAGGATAAGCCGTAATGGCCGACGACCGGCACTTTGATCTGGCCGCCGAACATTTCGCTGTGGCGGCCGGACAGACGCACCGTCTGCTGGGTCTTGCTGTCGTCGGTTTCTGCGACAATGCCGCGCACCAGCATGTCATGCGGAGAGCCCCAGTCCATCAGCGCGTGCCCTGATCGCCGCCTTCGCTGAAGGTGCCCTGCCAGGAACTGCCGCCCAGCGTTTCGCCGCCCACGCTTTCGGTGTTTTGCAGTGTCAGCGTCGCGACGGTGCCGGAACGCCCGTCCTGATCGAACACCACTTTCATGATGGTGAGCCAGTTCTCGATCTTGAGGAACGGCGAGTAGACGAAGACCGATTTTCCGGCCGACCAGAAATCACCGTTATCGTCACGCCAGGTCGGTGCGGAAATGGTGGCCTGCGCCGCCTCGCCGCCCGCCCGCGCCGCGCGATAGATCGCATGCTGCTGGGCGCGGGCCTGATCGGTATCGGAGTTTTCGTTGAACTCGAAATAGCCGCGGCCGGCGGCGGGGGCTGTCGCGTAGACCTGGGTTCCCTTGCTGTCGTAACCCTGCGCCGCCTGGCCGATCACCCCATAGACTTGCGCCAGATTCTGATCGGAAAGCTGGGCCGAGGCGCGCAGGATATTCTTGCCCTGGATGAGACCGCCGGCATGGGCGCCGGACGATCCGGCGATCATCTCGGTGTTGCCATAGCGGTCGCCGTGAATGGTCATGCCGCGCTGCGGCAGGAGGCGCATCATTTCATCCCACGGGGTCGAGAGCCCGCGCCGCACCTGAAACTTGGGGATCACTTCGCTCGCCCGCGCGGCGGCCGAGCCTGCCGCGCTGACGATCAGACTGAGCGGCGCGCCGAGCGCCTGAGCAATCGCCAATATCGACTGGTTCTCGAAATAGCCGGTCGGATGTTGCACCGAGGAGCGGGAATACTCGCGGTTGTCGGCATAGCCATGCACCTGCACCGCATGTGAATTGGTGTCATAGGCCGGATTGTAGACGTCGATCCGGGCCAGCATCAGCGAATCGCCGTTGGCGGTGATCTCGACCGGGGTGCCGGCGGGAAGTCGAAATTGGCGAAGGACTCCGGGCCGACACCGGCCTCGCGGATCGTCGCCTCGAATACAGCGGGCGTCCCGGCATATTCATCCGACAGATGAATGCGCTCGATCTCCGCCGGGCCGGACTTGCCGCCCAGCAGCTTCACGTCCTCATAGGCCATGGCTCTGCCTCAGGCCGCCGCGGCGGTGATGGTGGTGGGCATGTAGAGGGGATCGCTGCCGGCGTTGCGGGCGACGAGCTCGGCGGCCCGCGTCGGATCGGCGTAAAGCCGCGTGGCGATCACCACGGCCGGGAGACTCTGGTAGACGGTCAGCGTCAGGTCGGAGGGCAGTTGCGTCGTCACCCGGCCCAAATAGGTGACGGCGGCATCGAGCAGGCCGCGCAGCTCCGGCAGCGATTCATCGGCGAAGGCCTGGACCAGGGCGGCGCGCACCGCGATCGCCGCCGCCCGGTCGTGATAGCGGCTGCGGCCGATGGCCCGCGCCCAGACATAGAGCCCGGCCCGGTTGACGAAGCGCGCCACCTCGGCGGTCAGGGCCTGTTCGGCGCGGACCGAGAACACCCGCGCCGTGCCGGCAAGCCGCTGGGGCACGAAGCCGGTCAGCACCGGCACGGCATGGGCGAGGTCGCCCGCATCGGCGGCGGCGGCCACCCGCCGGGCAATGGCCAGCAGCGCCCCGCCATAGCCGTTGTCGACCGAACTCTGGCTGGCGATGAAGCTTTCGGCGGCGACGAGATCGGGGCTCTGGCCCTGAAAAGCGAGCCGCGCCGCGTCATCGCGGAGCATCCGGGTGGCGAAGGCGATCTCGGCGCGGGCCGCAACCTCCATGCGGCACTGCTGGGCGAGCGTGTCGATCGCCTCGGCGGAGAGCGCGACGGTCTCCGCGGCGGCGGCGCGGGCCACGGCCGGCACGAAACGGGCCGGCGAAAAGCGCCGCATCACCGTATCGAAGCCCACCGAAAAGGCATCGCCGGCGGCGGTCAGGGCCTGCTCGGCGGCGATATCGACCAGCCCAGCGAACTGCGTCGGCGACACGCTGCGGGTGACCGAGGCGGCCTCGGCCACGAACTGCATGGCGATCTGGTAGACCCCTTGCGCGTTCTTCTGCCAGCCGGAGGATACCTGCTCGCAGACCGCCATGAGCTGCGGCCGGCCCGGCAGCTGCAGCAGCCCGGCACCCGGCGACGAACAGGCGGCGAGTAGCGCCTCGCTGCGCTGATCGGCATCGTCGCCGTCGACCAGGGCGGTCACGTGGATCAGCAGCTTGCGGCGGCCGAGGTCTTCATTGTCCCAGGTCTCGGACGAGGCATATTCGTGGGTCTGGTTGCGGCGGCCGGTCTCGCGGCCGTCCTCGCTCGCCTCGAAGGGCACGCCCTTGAACGAGGCGGCGAGCTGGGTCTTGAGCCAATCGCGGCAGGCCATCTCAGTTCATGCCCCGGTTGAAGCGGCGGATGCCGGTGGTGTCGATCGCCACTGTCTGGTTGAAGTTGCCCGAGGCGTTCGACGAGATGCGCGAAACCTGATGCCCATTCGGCACCAGGTGAATGGTCATTTCGCCCTTGCCGATATCGACCTTCTGGGCTTGTTGGTCGGCGATATTGGCGGCGCGCACCGCATAGGGAATGTTGCCCATGCGCGCACCGGAATTGTCGACCAGCGGGGCCTCGTAGAAGCGGGTCCAGATGGCGGTCGCCTCCTGCGCCGAGTGCGCCCGCTTCAAAGCGGCCAGCACGTTGGCGTATTTGCCGGTGGTCAGTTCCTTTTCCATCCATGCGATCTGCACCGACGGGTCGGTCCAGGCCTTGTGCATGCCGTCGGCGAAGCGCTTGAGACCGGCGAAGCGGCCGGCGTGCCACTGGGCCATGCCGCCCGAGGTGCCACCGTCGTTCCATCCCGGCGGATTGGCCGACATGCCGTGGCCGCTTTCGCCCATCACGCCCGCCATGGCGCCCACCGCCGCATCGCGGCCGATGCCGATGCGGCGCATCATGTTGTAGACGCCGACCGCGTTCGACATGTTGCCGGCGTTGGGCAGGGCCGTCAGCTTGCCGGGCGGGAGGCGATAGGAGCCGGCGAGAGCGCCGAGACGCTGATCGCCATGGCTGCGGTCGGGGAAGGACGCGGAACTCGCGCCATAATCGGCGGGACCGGAGCCGCCGCCATTTCCGCCGCCGCCATAGCCGCCTGCGCCGCCGCCCGCACCCGGCAGGTTCGGCGTGTTGCGCGTCATCTTGTCGGCGAACTGGGCAAGCACGCGGGTCAGATCGGTGAGGACGGATGGCAGCTGCTCGAAGGCGACGCGCAGTGCGGTCGTGAACGACATCGAGTTCAGGTTCGACATCACCCCGCCGGACGCGCCCCAATTGACCATCTCCGGTCCACGCTCGCCGACCACCGACCAGCCGCCCCGCGCAATGGGGCCGCCGGCCGCATGGAACTTCAGGCCGGCCGGCAAGTCGCCCTTTGCAAAGGGCGGAACCTCCGGGCCGGAAAACCAGTCATTAAGGCGGCCGAGCAAGCTTGCCCGCCGGCCGCCGGTTCCCATGCCGCGATAGGCATGGGCAATGCCCGGCGCGGAAATCGAGGCGCGGCCAAGGTCGCCCTTCCCGTCGGCATTCGCGGTTCCGGTGCCGGAGTCATAGCCGAGCTTGTCGTAAAGCCATGGGCCGAACCGGCTGGTCCCCAGAAAATCGCCGGACGCCCGGCCAGCCCTGGCGGCCAGGGGGGACGGGTCGTGCTCGCTGAGCCACTTGAGACCATCGACGACGCTGTTCATGGCGCGGGCGATATCCGCCAGATCGCGGCCCATGCCTTTCCAGTCGAAGTTCTGCAGGGCGGTGCCGAGCGCCGTGATGCCGGTTCCGATCTTGTCGCCGATGAAGTCGCGGTTGGCCGTGAGATAGTCGGCGAGGCCGTTCATCATCTTGGTGAGCGGCGGCGCCACCCTGTCCTCAATCACCCGGCCGAGGCCAGTGAACGAATTCTGCATCCGCCAGCTTGCGTCCATAAGTTGGGAGGCCGAGTCCAGCATGGCGGACGTCACGTCGCCGCGATCCTTGCCGGCCTCTTCCAGGGCGCGGTGAAAGTTCGCGCCACCGAACTGCAGCACCGGGTCAATTGCGTCGGTGCCGAACATCTTCTGTTCGAGCGCCGTGCGCATCGCCGGCTGCTGCTTTTCGATATAGTCGAGCATAACCACGTACGCCTTGCTGGCACTACCCGCCCCGCGGATTGCCCCCAGCAATTGCGGGTCGAGGCGGGCCAGCTGCTCCGGCAGCCGGCCGACATGGTGGCGGATCATTTCCCAGTTCTTGCCAGCCTCGCGCAGCGCTCCGTTCATCACGTCGCTGTTGACGCCGAGCTTTTCGGCTACGGCATCGACGCGGTCGAGCGTCTGGGCGGCGACGTCGAGCTGTTTCGAGGTGCGGCCCAGCCTTTCCATGTTCTCGGCGGTCGAGCGGATCGCCTCGGCGACGCCGCCGATGCCAGCCACCACGGTGATGCCGGAGAGCGCCGCCAGGCCCTCGATCACCGGGGCGATCCGTTCATGCACCTGGCGCAGATGCTCGGTCATGCCGCGCAGGCCTTCCGAAATCTGCGGCAGGCCGGTGCGGGCGGCCAGCCGCTGGCCGATCTTGTGCAGGGCCTCCATGCGCTTCGAGAGCGCCGAAAAGGCGGGGGCGCTCTCGTCCTTCGCTGTGATGCGGATGCGGCCTTCGACGTCGGTCATTTTTCAGACGAGCTCGCCCTTGTGTCTTTCCATTCGATGGCCATCCCGGTCCAGTACAAGACGTCGGCGATGGACATCGCCTCGATCGTCACCGGATCGAAGCGCCAGTCGAAGACCAGCGCCTGAATGGCCGTTCTCAGTTTTTTGCGGCGTCTTCGCTGTCGCCGCCGCCGGGATTGAGGGCGTCGCCCAGCCAGTCGGCGGCGGCGTTGTAGGCGGCGATGTCGACGCGCTCGATTTCCATTTCGGCGAGGCCGGAGAGGGCGGCCATGAAGCGAAACAGCCGGTCCTGATCGACGGCGGTTTCGCCGCGCAGCGCCGTCGAGCCCTTCTTGCCCTCGGTGAACAGGCGGTAGGGCGAGCCGATCTTGCGGATATCGCCCGGCGTCGGGTCGCGGAAGGTGATTTCGGTGATCTCTTTGGGGGCGCCCTCACCCATCACGGTGATCGGGCGGGCGAGCTTGACGGTTGTCGGCATGGTATGTCCTCGAAAAAGGACCCACTGCCCCGGCCCCGTCAGGACCGATGCGCCGAGTCCTCTCTCTCGCGAGAGAAGCCGGGGCAGTGGAGTTCGGTGAAGGCTTGCGCTTCGGGGCCGGCTGACGGGCCGGGTTTCGAAAAAACGCCGCAGGCTTACGGGTTCACCA